CAACCAGTCAGCCTTGCTCGCCGGGTGGGATCGCAACCTGCTGCGGGTCGATATGGCGGAACTGCACGTCGGCGGCTTTGATCTGTCCCTCACCGGCTTCGGCGGGCTGGAGATCGATCTCCTGCTCTCAGGCAAGTCCGCCGGCACCCGCGAGGTCGAGGGCACCGACCGCCCGTTGGATGAAGCCGAGACGCTGGTCTGGGACAATGCATGGCGGTTGATGATGGACGATTGGCACGGACACTTCGCCGCGGCACAAAGGAGCGGTCTGCTGTCCACGAGCTTCACCAAAGGGGCGCTCGCGGTCGCGTTCGTGCGCTGCCTGCTCTATGGAGGCGAGATACCGCGCGGTCAGTCGCTCGCCTATCAACCCCAGCGGGTCTTCGTCAACGCAGACAAGCACCCGCTCTCCGACCTGTTCCTCGACGCGAAGCTCAACCCATCGCTGCTGGAAAGTGTGCGCTGGCAGTGCGGCTACCGCCCGCGCTATGACGCCGTGATCTCTGCCTCGCTCGGCATTCACGGTCATCGGCAGCCAAATGACTTCCCGGCCCATCTGGCACGTGACCTGATCGATGAATTCTGTCCCGCTAACGGTCTCGTCCTCGATCCGTGCCACGGCTGGGGCGGACGCATGCTGGGCTTCCTGCTCTCCCGGAAGGCGGCGCAATATCATGGCTTCGAGGTCAGTCAGGCGACGCAGGACGGGGTGCAGGCCATGTTTGATGACCTCGCGCCCCTCTGTCTGGCACAAAAGTCTGCCCTGCTCGACCTGATCCCGTATCAGGACGCCCTGCTTGACGCCGACGCCTATGACTTCGCGCTGACCTCGCCGCCGTATTTCGATGTGGAGAAGTATGACGGCGAGCGGCAGTCGTTCAGGGACTTCCCGTCGTTCGATGACTGGGTGGCCGGCTTCTACCGACCACTGATCGTCAACACCGCCAGGGCGCTCAAACCGGGAGCCTGTTTCGCGTTGCAGGTCGGGTCCCAATCCTATCCTCTCGCCCGGCTCGCAAAGGACATCGGCACACGGGCCGGCATGGACATCGTGGCGGTGCGTGCCACCGACATGATCAACAACAATGAGGGCACCGAGGCGCACGACGGCGAGGTCATCGTGGTGCTGCGCCGGCCAGACGGCAGCGCTCTGCCCGCCGCCTTCATCCGCTACGTCTCTCCGCAGCAGCCGGTCGGCTACCTGTCTGACCTGCCCGGCGTCACCGTCCGAAGGATCACATCGCCTGATGAGGTCCGTGCCGCCATTCGCATCCGACAGCCCTGGGCAGGGAAAATCCTCTATGCTCTCCCCCCGGTGGTCTATCACACCGCGATGGAGGCAGGCATGCTCGCTGCCGCGTTCGCCGATGAGGGGATGGTGGGCTATCTCCTGCTAAAACGAAGGAAGCGCGACAATGCCTTGGAGATACAACAGATCGCGGTCATGGACACAGCACCCAAGGGGGTCGGTCGTCGCTTGACCTCATATGCGTGGGACGTGGCGGTGGATGGCGGCTACGGCAATCTCATGGTCACGACACTCGCGGACAACGCGCGGGCACGGAACCTCTACGAACGCTTCGGCTTCAGCATTGACCGGCAGGACGACAAGGACATCCGGTATCGGATTGGCCTCTCCGCTGAGGCACAGAGGCCCGCTGACGGCCCCAACCCCGGTTTGGGGGGTGAGATCGCATGATCGACGCCGAGAGCCTCACCGCCCTGTTCAAGCAGCGCCACGGGCGGCTGGTGTTCGGGGGCTTCGGCTTGACGAAGCTCAAGGAGGTCGAGCAGGCCCTGGACGATAACGCCTGCGTCTGGACCAAAGACGACCAAAGCCGACCAACCAGCGTCGCCATCGCCAGAGTGAGCCTCTCCGCCGGTCACTTCACCGATTTCGCCGGCACCGATTTCATGATCCCATCCGATGAGACACGGGTCACGGAGTTCGCCTGCACCGAGCCAGTCGCCGGCGCCCGTGTTCTCTCGGCGCTCCGTGCCCGTCGGCCCGATCATGGCCTGTGGGTGGAGATATTCGAGGAGGACGACACCGCCAAGGCCGCCGTCGCGGCCGTGAGCGAGCTTCGCTATGTCACGACAAAGGTCATGGGCAGTTCTGAACTCAAGGGCATCTATACGACCCGTCCGCCATACATGCCACCGATGCATCCCGCCGATGAAGTATCCCTCGCCGTCCTCCAATATGGCTACGCCACGGAGAACGAATGCTCCCGCCTAGCGGCTGAGGCCGATCTCTATGGCGAATGGGCCGACCATTACTCGGTGAACAACAAGGGCCATTCATGGTCCGCCGTCGCCCTGCGTGGCTACGACAAAGACGACCCGCAATTCATTGCCAAGCCTACGGAAATGTCCAAGGCATGGCGTAAGGAAAACCCTCACCTTCTCTCGGCCACATGCGATTGGACCGAAGTCGCCCAAAGATGCCCAAAGACCATGCTCATGGTCGAGAGAATACTGCGGAGCCAGCCGGTCGATCGCGTGCGCTTCATGCGGTTGACGCCGGCAGGCGAACTGACCCGGCACGCTGATATCGCCGACCGCGACGCCGGCATCGCCGACGGCAAGCTCGCCCGCATCCATCTCCCGCTCCGGACCTCTCCGCATGTCACCTTTCATGGCTGGAGCAAGCGGGGAGAAACCCGGTCAATCCATTTCCCGCTCGGCGCCCTGTGCTATCTCGACCAACGCGGCCCGCACCGGGTAGAAAACAAAAACCCCAACGCCGATCGCATCCATCTCGTGATCGACATGCACTCCGATAACACGCTACGCACCATGATCGCTCAAGCACCAGAGAAGGTATAATGTTACCGTTTCGTGCCCATCATATAGTTCTGGATAATTAAATGTCCGACGTTATTAAACGCAAGCCAGGACGACCTGTCGGGAGTGGTTTGACCCATCTTGTCACCGACGAACAACGGCAATTGGTGCGCGTGTTGGCGGCAAATGGCATCTCACAACGGATCATCGCGGCCAACATTAATATCGAGGTCGGCGTCCTTAAAAAATACTACAGGACCGAGCTTCGCGATGGGCTAGAACGCGTCGAGGCCGCGATGGGCGCGTCAATCGTCAAGGCGGCGCTCGCGGGCAACTGGAACGCGGCACGCTATTGGCTCCTGGTAAACGGCAAGGATCAACGCTGGCGCGACGCACAGAAATTCCTCCGCGAAGAGGCCGAGGCAATGGCCGCGATCAATGGCGAAGATGGCGAGGTCGTGCATTTCTATATGCCGCCGAATTATCGCGATGAACCCGACACCGAAGAACCACCCACCATCGAGGGCGAGGTGGCGGCATGACACAGGCGGCGTTCTACGAGGAATTCAAACCTCCGGCCGGTCAGACATGGATCGTGCCGCAAGCCGGTCCGCAACGCGCGTTTCTGTCCTCGACCGCCGACATCGCATTATTTGGCGGCGCGGCCGGCTCGGGCAAATCATGGGCGCTCCTTTTGGAAGCCATGCGCTACCCGTCACGGCGACAAGGCTTCGACAGCGTGGTCTTTCGCAGAAACACCACCGACATCAGACGGCCCGGCGGTCTGTGGTCCGAGACCATGCGTTTGTTCCCACACGCCAAAGCCTATCCGATCACCCATTTATTGACATGGCGCTGGAACAAGGGCGGCTCGGTCAAGCTCTCGCACCTTGAGCACGAAAATACCGTCCTCGACTGGCACGGAAGTCAGGTGCCCTGTATCTGCTTCGACGAACTGACCACCTTCACCCGGCACCAGTTCTTCTACCTGCTCTCCCGCAACCGAAGCACGACCGGCGTCCGTCCATATATAAGGGCAAGCTGCAACGCCGACGCCGGCTCCTGGGTCGCCGATCTCATCGCGTGGTGGATCGACCAGGAAAGCGGCTATCCCATCCAAGAGCGCTCCGGCGTGGTCCGGTGGTTCGTGCGCGGCTCGGACGACCAACTGATCTGGTTCGATAGTCGCAGAGAGGCAATGGCCGCGACGGGCCAGCCCAAAGAGACCATCAAGAGCCTGACCTTCATCGCCGCGAAGCTCGCCGACAACCCCGCCTTGATGCGCTCCGACCCGCAGTATCTCGGTAACCTCATGATGCTGCCCGCCGTCGAGCGAGAACGGCTCCTCAACGGCAACTGGAAGATCAGGCCGAGTGCCGGCCTCTATTTCAACCGCTCCTGGGTCCAGGTGGTCGATATCGCGCCCAAGGTGATCGACATCTGCCGAGGCTGGGACCTCGCCGCAACGCCCGAGACCGCCGACAACGATCCCGACTGGACCTGCTCCGTGAAGCTCGGTCGGCTTCCGGACGGACGGTATCTGGTCATGGACGCCACCTCATTTCGTGGCACCCCCGCAGAGGTCGAAAGAAGGATGCTCAACCTCGCCAGCCAGGACGGCTACGTCGCCACCGTGTCGATCCCGCAAGACCCCGGTCAGGCGGGCAAGTCACAGATCGCCTCACTCGTCCGCATGCTCTCAGGCTACCGGGTCGATTTCGGCCCCGAGACCGGCGACAAGGTGACCCGCTTCGCACCGTTCTCTGCCCAAGCCGAGGCCGGCAACGTGTTGGTCGTGCGAGGCCCATGGAATGAACGCTGGTTTCAAATGTTGGAGGGCTTTCCCGAACTACCGCATGACGATGACTGCGACGCGACCGCCCGCGCGTTCCAGGCGGTGGCACAAAGCACATTGAATGAATGGCTGCGGCTTTAGGATAAAAGCGATGCCCGACGAACCGATCCTCTCACCCGAACAGCAATGGCGCGCAGAGATGTCCGCCAAGCTCGATCGCATCGAGGAAATGCTAAAGAAACTGGTCGCTGAATTGGTGCCACCGAGCCGGGGTCTCGGGCACTGATGTCCGACCTTCCCAACAACGGCCCGATAAAGCCCCGCATTTCTATGCGCGCCGGCACCGCGGCAAATCCCGATGGCGAGCGTATGGTCTTTGTCGGCGACAACGTGGTGAATTTCGCCGCCCGCATCGGCCTCGGTGGCGGCAACCTCCTTTCAGAGACCACGCAGAATTACCTGCCGATCTCCCGCCTCCAACAATTGATGGAGTGGGCCTACCGTGGCTCATGGATCGTCGGTGCCGCCGTTGATGTCGTGGCCGACGATATGACCCGCGCCGGCATTCAGATGAATTCCGAGACCCCGCCCGATCAAATCGAGCAGATTGGCAAAGCGGTGCGCGATCTCTACCTCTGGCAGTCATTAAACGAGACCATCAAATGGTCGCGCCTCTACGGCGGCGCGCTGATGGTTTTGGCGATCGACGGTCAAGACATGAGCACCCCGCTGATTACCGAGCGTGTGCCGACCGGCGCCTTACGTGGCTTTATCGTGCTCGATCGTTGGATGGTGCAGCCGAGCTACAGCCTCCTGGTCAAAGAATTCGGTCCGGAATACGGCATGCCGGTGTTCTATGACGTGGTGCAATCCGCGCCTTTCATGCCCAAGCAGCGCATCCATTATACCCGATGCCTGCGCATGGACGGCGTGACATTGCCCTTCCGCCAGCGTCTCGCCGAGAATGGCTGGGGTATGTCGGTGATGGAGCGCATCTATGACCGGCTGCTCGCGTTTGATAGCGGCACGATGGGCGTGTCCCAATTGCTCTACCGCGCGTATCTGCGCACGTATAAGGTCCATGAATATCGCAAGCTGATCGGTGCCGGCGGCGAACTGGAACAACGGTTTCATCGCACCATGGAGTTG